CAGCTGCAGCGGGCCTGCTGGGAAAAATTCAACCGTAACCCGTTCGTGTTCACCACGGTGATGGATACGACTGGGAGATTGACCGGGTTCGGCTTTGACCAGGGCAGTACCTATACAAAGGCTGATGAGTTTATGAGAAAAGTCTGGACGGATCCACGTAACCTCCTGGTCCAGCACTTTTCCAAATATGTTGCCCGGGCGGTGATCCAGGGGGAACTTTTTCTAGTGTTTACCATCCACAAAGACGGCTTCGTCGAGGTCGATTTCATCAGTCCTACAGCTATCAGCGGCTTTCAAAACGGCTCAGGCATTCTCACGCCGGAGAATAAGCCAATGTTTCCGCTCCTTTATAGGGTAGAAACCACAACCAACAGCATAACCCGAGCCCGGTTTATCCCTTCGATCAACCTGGCCTATTATCCGGAATTGTGGAAAACTCTGCGGGCGCATCCGGAGTGGCCCTCCGTGGTCGAGGCTGATATCGCAGGCAAAGACACCTCCCCAAAATTTAAACCGTTGGGCGGCTATACCCAGTTCATGGTCCAGTTTGACCAGGGCTTGGTGACCTCGCGAAACGTCGGCAGGTTAAAGGTCACCCTGGAGTGGCTGGAGCACTACGACAACATCAAGAAGTGGGAGCTGGATCATAAGAAATCCTCCGGCGCTTATCTGTGGTCGATCGAGGTTGTGGACCGGGCGGCCTTCCGGCTGTGGCTGGGGATGTCTGATGAAGAGCGAAAGAAGACAGGGCTTATGCAGCCTAAGACCCCGGGGATGACGGTGTTTTTACCACCCGGGTTTAAGCTGACCTGCAATAACCCGAAGTTGTCCTCGATTACCAACCAGGACGACGACATCCTGCGCATGGTCTCGGCCGGCCTCAACACCTCCGAGGATATGATGACCGGCAGCAGCTCCGGTCAGACCTACGGCGGGGTAAAGATGAGCCGAGGCCCGATCGCGGACAGGGTCGCGGACCAGGTCGCGGACCTGGAGCGGTTTATGACCTACACCTTCTGGCGTGGAGCTTTGTTCTTGCACTCAAAAACAGGACACATGCCCTGGACCGTATCGGAAAACAAGGCCTACAAGTTTGAGAACGGCGTGGCCAAGTTTAAGAAGATACCGGTCGAGGCTCATGAGACGATAGCGATTAATTGGCCGCTGTCTGAAATAGGGGACCTTGAGTCCAAGGTCAAGGCCCTGCTCGGGGTCAAGCATGGGGCCGTGAACCAGACTTTGGGAATCGCCAGCGAGGATATTGCCCGGCGGATTGGTTTCCAGAATCTCCACAAAAGCAGGCTGAAGCTGGCGACCGAGGAGAAACTGTACCCCAAATTGATAACCGAGCTTGAGGCCGAGCAGTTGGCGGAAAAGGTGGCTGAGCCAGGGGCAGCACCACAACAAAAGAAAGTTCCTGAAGAACAAGAAGATATGGATAATTCTTGACAAAGAGAGTTTGGCCCTATATGGTTCGCCTAACTCATTAAATATAAGGACTTAGCCATATGCCGAGATCTCTTACCCGAATAGCCGCCGTACTCCTGGACAGCCCCTGGGCCATCCAGGAGTCGTGGCTGCAGGAAATGTATGCAATTTTCCGAGCCCATCAAACCGATGGAGCTTTGGCTAACTCCCTGGCTTTTAAAGGAATCCCCCAGAAAGACGAGGACGAGGATGAGGACGCCAATTACCGGTTGCACCGCGGCGTGTATCGCCGGGGTCCAGTGGCGGTGATTCCTATCCGCGGCCCGATATTCCCCCGCGCAAACCTGATGACCAAGTACTGTGGCGCCACTTCCTTGGAGTTGGTGACGGCAGATGTCCTGGCCGCGGAGATGGACCCGGATGTCAAGCACATCGTGTTCCCATCGGACTCCCCCGGCGGGGTGGTGACCGGGGTGGATGAGTTTGGGGCTGTGCTTCGCCAGCTGACCAAACCCACCTACGGCCACGTCTCCGGCATGGGCGCCTCCGCCATGTACTGGATTCTCTCGCAGATGACTCAGATCAGCATCTCCCCGACGTCCGCCGTCGGCAGCCTCGGGGTGGTGATGTCGATGACGAAGTATCGGAAGGCGGGTGCGGAAGAGTACCCGAAAGAACTGCAGTTTGTAAGCTCCATCAGTCCCAAGAAAAGGTTGGACCCTGAATCAAAAGAGGGCGAAACCGAAATACTTTCCATGGTTAACAGTATCGCCGAGGTGTTTGCCAAGGAAGTAGCCGCAGGTCGAAAAGTCAGTCTTGAGACGGTACTGGAGCGTTTTGGCCAAGGAGGCATGATCACCGGTGAGGCCGCGGTAGCGGCAGGCATGGCGGATCGCGTCGATACCCTAGAGGCTCTCCTTGATCGATTGGAAAAGGAAGAGACCACATCATATTCATCGTATGGAGATTACCAGATGAAGAAAGCTGAATATAAGGATAAATTTCCCGGAGAGTATGAAGCGATCCGGGCCGAGGGGGCCGCGGAGGTGTCTGCGAACCTGACCTCGGCAACCACCAAGATCGTGCTCCTTGAGCAGGATAACAGCCAGTTGAAAAGCCAGCTGGATAAGGCAGCTGAGGTCAATGCCGCCAACGACGCTCGATTGAAAGCCCTGGAGAAGGATAAGGCGATTGCCTTGGAAAAAGCTAACCAGGTCCAGGCTGAGGGCGTGTTCTCCGAGGTGTTTAAGGCCTCGGGTATCCCCGGCCGGCTTGAAGACAAGGTGCGCAGGACCTGCGCCACTTCCGAGTCCTTTACCAAGGACGGCGTGTTTGATGCCGAGGGTTACAAAACCTCTATCAGCGCTGAGATTGGCGATTGGGCTAAGGAACTTGGGGCCAAGGCAGAAGAAGAGCCGGTGCTTAAGGGTCTTGGCGCCAAGGGCAACGAAGACACCGACGACCTGACCAAGGTCGACGCTACGGTCGACGCCTTGCTGGCATTTGTCTCTCCCGCAGCCGCCGTGTAATCGATTAACTATATCCTTTGGAGGGTATTTGATATGAATCAGCCTTACGGACTTGGCGGATCTACTCCGCAGTTCAACGCATCCGGGCGGACCCCCGGAATCGCGCCGTTGTTTTACTCTTACCGGGAGCAGGCACTTATCCTGCCCGCGACCATCCTGGGCGGTTTTGGCCCCCTGAAGGCGGGCACGGTCATGGCCACCTATGGGGAATACGCCGTGCCCTACATCCCGACCACAATTGCTCTTACGGATGTCGGACGGTCCTTCCTGGCTGCGGATGTTACAGCGGGCACGGATTTGTACATGACCAACGCCGCGGCCCTGAAGTTCAAAGTGGGTCAGACCATCTGCTCCTCCGATAGCGACAACACCTATACCGACGGCGGACCGATCACCGCGATAGTTGTGGATGCGATCCCCGGGCTTACCAAGGTGACGGTGACGAACGACATCACCGCGACCGTGGCCAAGCTGGCCAACGTCTACCACAAGACCTTGACCAACGGCAAGTTCTCGGCGGCCACCTGTATAATCGATCAGGCGGTAGATACTGGTAGTTCTGACTACCCGGCCCCCGCCGGCGCCAACGTGTCGATCGTTCTGTCGAACGCAGTACTGTACACCAACGCTTTGGTGGGCATGGATGCGGCGGCTATTACCGCCCTCGGCGCCGTTTCCCGAGGCAAATTCACCATTCTGAAATAAGGGGAAACGAATATGAAAGGTTCCGCGGGAATTCCCGAACTCCAACTCACTACACTCAATAAGCTGGTCCAGAAGTTGCCGGCCGCGCCCACTCTCACCTTCACCAATATGTTTCCGGAAATCCGGGCACAGAGTGATTCGATCGAGTGGGAGGTCGAATACGGTTCAGCCGGCATGACCCCGTTCGTCGCCCCGGGTGCCATCGCCCCCAAGGTCGGCCGTGACGGTATCGGCAACGGCTCCGCCAAGGTCGCCTATATGAAGGAGGCCGGGTTCCTCGATGAGTCCGTGCTGAACAACCTGCGGGCGGTGGGTACAGACCGTACCAAGGAGACTGGACAGCGCCAGGTTGCCAGGTTGATCCAGAAACTCCGCGCCAGGATGGACCGGCGCCGTGAGTGGATGACCGCCAAAGCTGTTCTTGATGGTGGCTTCTCCTATCTTGAAAAAGGCGGCACCAGGATCACCGTTAACTACGGTATCCCGGCCACCCACTTGGTTACCCTCACGACCAACTACAAGTGGAACGGCGGTTCGACCAGAAATATTCTGGATGATGTGCTTACCGGTAACCAGGTGTTGGCGGATGACGCGGGCATCAAGGCCAAGTTCTGTACCTTGAACAGCACCCTGTTGAAGACCTTGATGTTGGATTCCACCATCCAGGCACTGTTGGCCAAGTCGGCCTTTGGTGATGGGGATCTCTTCAAGAACCCGGCGGGGGTAATCGGCACTTTGCTCGGTGTCGGGCCTCTGCAGGTCTTTGATGACTTCCATGAGGTTGACATCGTGCTTACCGCCGCGGCCACCGCCGGCGACACCGCTATCTACGTTACCTATGCCGAGGATGTGGCGGTAGGTGCCAAGGTGCGTTTTTACGACGACACCAAACCCAATACCTGGGAGGACAAGGTCGTTTCTGCGGTCGACACCAGTGCCGGCACCATAACCCTCTCTGTAGCCCTGGTTGGCTCTTACGCCCTGGGCAAGTCGTCTGTGCGGGTACGGGAGAAGATCGTCAAGGACAACAAGTTTATTATGTGGTCTGACACCAACGCCGATGGTATGAAGATAGCGGAAAACGTCCTGGCGCCTTTTGGCCTCGGTGGCAACTATGGCGTGACCATGGATACCAAGGACGAGTTCGATCCGGAAGGCACTATCGTCCGTATCCAGAACAAGTCTCTGCCGGTTGTTTACCATCCGGACTGCTCTTATGTGCTGACAGTGTTCTAAGCATAAGCAGCAAGGAGTCTCCGTACCAAGGCCCAGCCCTTCACTGGGTTGGGCCTTTTAATTTAGTCGATAACTATCGAGGATATTATGGAAGAAAAAAGAGTTCTTCGCACCAAAGTAACCCTGGCCTTTGGCAGCTCCCTCACCCTCCCCCCGGGGGACTACGAGGGCGACAACATCCCGCCGCAGTTGGAGCAGGAGTATGAGGCTGGCTCCCCACATGTTGAGGAGGTCCTGACCAGGTTCGAGAAACCTCGCCAAGCACATCCTGTTAAAGAAGCACGGCGCCCTAAGAAGGCAGTTACATCCGCCGACCCGGAACCAGAGAAGGTAGCTCCGACCGCATCATCTCACGAGCCTGCTGAATAACTGGAGGGCCTATGGCTATTGCAGACACAACAGAATTGACAGCGAGGCTGGCGGCCCTGATGGGGTCTGCGTGGTCGACCCTTTCCGCGGACGCGCAGGCGGCGGTTATTGCCCAGGCCGGCGAAGAGCTTGGTTGGGTGTTTCCTATTTTGGTCTCGAGGAAAGCCTATTGGATGGTGGAGCGTTGTAAGCGCCATACTTTGTATACCACACTGGTGCTGCAGGCCGAGCGTTTCCAATATAAGCAGATAAAATTACAACAAAAATTTGACAACTACTTCAAGATAATCAGCGCCATGGACGCGGAGTTCGCCAAGGCCATGGAAGAAGAGCCCGCCCTGATGGACATCAGCGCCCTGGATGATGCCACGAGTGAGCTGCTGGCCAAGGGCTTTATGGCCAATCCGGCCGGGTTTGTTTATGACCAGATAGGGCAGGATCTGACCTATGAGTATAGCTGACGAAATTCGGGCGGTACTGCAGGAGGTGGGATCCGAGATGACCATCCGGAAACCCGGCGGCACTCTTGTCACCGGAGAGTTCCTGGATGACAACAGCCACACCGAGCACACCAACCCGATGATCCGTGCCTTCTTTTTTGACTTGAATCTGCAGGCGCCGACCGCAGCTGTAGTGGGCGACACCTTGATCTGGGGGAGTGATCCGCATCAAGCCGAGGTCATTCTCACAGCCATTGCTCCGCAGATGTTCGAGAACGAGGTTGTCGAGTACATCGCCTCCGGCTATGTGGTCAACGCCAAAGGGGCCTTCTGGAAATACGATCAAGACGCCGTAGCCAACGAGGCCAACAAATACGACCCGGTGCCCGCCTGGGTGCAGCTCTATCCAGGCGTGGAGATCCACGGCGCGGTCATGGACCAGATGTACCGCTCAATGGCCAAGCCGGCCGCAAATGAGTCCATGGATGTGTCAGTGATACGTCTGCAACTGTTTATCAGTTCCTACTTTACAGACATCGCCATGGGTATGCAGTGGCGTTCTGCTGTTGGGGGTGTGGTGTACAAGGTCGACCACATCGAGGACAACAATTTCATTGGTATCAGGTCCGTGTTTTTGACGGAGGACACCAGGGCATGACGAAAAAGATTGTAGAAAAGCGGTTAGGTCGCGCAATGTATGGTGCCCTGATGTTATTTGAGCAAACCTTTGAGGGCAAAAAACAAGAATATTCAATAGGCCGATTTACCAGCAATCTTACGAGATATGGACGAGGAGTTGAAGGTCTGGGTAGGTCTATGTACTACTTTGTTCCAAGCGGAAAATACGGCGGTGGTGGTACCTTGACCCCAGCGATGGCTGTCCATGCCCTGGATTACATTAAAAAATCTTTACTGGCAGGAGGCAACAACCCCAGATACAAAGGCCCACCAATGGATCCACTTAGTGACGGCGAGGGGACTAAGGCTGGGCCTGGTTGGGGGTATGCACATTGGAAGCACAAGGTCTCCTATTTTAGAGGTGCCCCGTTGATGCGGTTAACAGGGGCTACGCTGGCCTCGCTTGGTATTCGAACAAGCGCGGGAGGCAAAACCGTGATCACGGTTAATGGAGACTATGTAGGCCCTTCAGCAGCTCCTGGTGTGCCGGGGGTGAAGGTATCAGATTATGTCTATGTCCATGAATATGGCAGTGGGGGTGTAACTGGTAAAATCCCTGGCCGGCCGATAATTACGGGCTCGATGCTTGGATGGATAGCAACCCAATCGGATGCTTGGCGTATAGCCTTTCAGCGGCTTATGCGAGAAATCGTCTGGATGAAACGTGATCGTGGTGGGAAAGAGGATCTGGCGGACGATATCATTATACCAAGGGATGATGAAGATGACTCGTCCAGTGGTAATAGTGCGATAGATGTTCTGGCCAACATCAACCGTCAGGCTGACCGCTTGGACAACTTAGCCAAGACCGTGTCCAGGGTAGCAGCCGATCTCGTCTACAAAACAGCTAGGGCAGCACCGCTTACGCCGACACAGAAATCCCAATTGAAACCTATTCTTTTTCAAGAGCTAGCCAGCAGTGGTTACAACTCTGATAAAATAGCAGAGATCGTTGAGATAGCTTTTGGTGGTAGGATCCCAAGAGAGTACATCTACGATTAAGAGGCATTACATGCAAGTATTGGAAGTCCTTCCTGTCGGGTTCAGAATAATCGTGGCGTATTCCCTTGACGATCTGAAGCACCTCAAAATCATCATGGACAACATGACCTTCAACATGGACGGGGACAACCCCGCCCACGTCGCGGCCAATGCCTACCTGCACGGGCGCTTCTACCCTGAACTTGCTGACACCCTAAAGGAGCTGCTGCCTAATGTTGCTGCATCCGACCTTAAGTGAAGAATGTATCCAGTACTCCATCAAGAAGTACTTCTACAGTGGCTTAAAGGCTGTAGATGGGGTGCCGGTGTACTTCGCGCATATTTACATGACCCCCAAGGCCAGTGTTTCTGGTATCGAGCACGATACCTGGGTCAAGTTTTTCTTTGGCGGAGCGTACCCTGTTGGCGGCCTGAGCGTGGTGAAGGTCGGGGCCTACGTCTTTTCCCGGGGCTCGGCTACGGCCTCGTCCGGCAATCTCCTGGCCCAGACCAGGGACAAGCTCATGGCCTATTTGGTTAATACTGACCCAGCGGGGAATGGTATTCAGGCTATCCCTTTGTTGGACTTAACAAATGTGGAGTGCTCCAGGATGGTGGTGACTTTGGGGGAGCCCTCGGACGAAGAGGAAGCCGACGACAACACCCTTTATCGGTTGATCCCAATTCGTTTAAAATTTGCTACAATATAGGCAATTTATGTACGAGGCGAACTGTGAGAAGTGTGGCAAACGACTGCTGGTCCGGCAGGATAATGGGCTGTGGCGGTTTGAGTTCGGCCGTTTTGGCTCAAGGAAGGAGCCAGTGGTCGACATTGAAATCCACGGATCTGTCAGGATGTTGTGTCTGAGGAAGAGTTGCAGACATCTTAATATATTTGATTTTTTCCCCAATAAAAGGTAACTATAGGCAAAAGTGTACAACCAGTCCTGCTGTGCAGGAATAGTATCCTCGGCTTAATTAACTTTACGGAGAACCACTATGAGAACAGGACCTATTACGAGAGACGCCTCAACCGTCCAGCTTGGCTTAAGCCAAATTCGGATCGGTAAGTCCGCGTCGCATATCGCCACAGTGACTCCGGTGCTGACAGCCCTGGATTCCCTTGGTGCCTTGGCTTCTACCGCCTTCAACTCCGAGACCGAATATTTCGATCTGGAGTCGGGCTTTCCGCTGTCTTTGGATGCGACGTTCCCGATGCGGGAGACCAACACCCTGGAATGCGCCTTCAAGGAAATCACTCCGAAGAGCCTGGCAATTTCCCGAGGTATGGACCCTTTCGCGGATATCGCCGCGGCTGCCACGATCCTCTCCACCAAAACTATTGCCGGCGTTCACGTCGTTGATGATATCGCGGTTACCAATGCTGGTGGAGTTATCACCGACATCTGGACGATAGTTTTTACTGGCGCCGCCAACTACAAGGTTTATGGCAGGATAACGGGGTACGTCGGCACCTCTGCTATTACCTCCGCGTTCGCTCCGGACAATGGTGGTAACCCCTACTTCACCATCCCTGCCAACCACTTTACTGGTACCTGGGCAGCTGACCAGGAACAGGTATTCGCCACTACAGCTTTTGTTTCCGGAACCAGCGCCTACACCAACGCTCATCTCGGGAATATCCCTCTTGGCACCCTGGCGGCGCCGAAATTCCTGAGGGTCGAGGCTGTATACACCTTCCCGAACCCAGCCTACTCGATGGTAATTGTTTTCCCTCGGGCGAATATCACTTCGAGCTTGAACCTCGATCAGCAGCCCGAAGACGCGGCGGCGGTCACCATGACAATTAAGTCCATGGGCGCCAGTGAGGATACTACTGGCGGCAACGCCGCGTGGAACAACATGCCGAACGGCCAGATCCTGTTCCTTGGCGGCTGATAGCATTGAGCAGTAACAAGTCAGGCCGCCTATCTTATACAGATAGGCGGCCTGAGTTTTAACCTCAACAGGAGACCAAAATGGCCTTAAGTCCTAAAATCAGGAAAGTTGAAGTTGGTGTACGAGAAGTCCGTGAAGAGGTTCTTTATCCCCTCTCGATGGCAGATCAATTAGCCCTGCCGGACCAGATTATCGAAGCCGTCATTCAGATGGGGAAACTAGATGCGGGAGATCTTGCTGTTTCCACAGTCAAGAGCCTCTCAGGCAAAGGTGAACCAGGTGACGACAAGGACATGGCGACAATAAAAATCATCATGGACCTTATCGTGAAGAACATTGGTTACATCCTCGAGAAGTGTATGGACAAGGTCACCATGGCCGACCTCACCAACGAACAGTTCATCGACATCGTTGATGCAATATTTGAGGTCAACTACGAGGGCGCCGTGGGAAAGGCCTTGGACCTGGCGCAGAGGGTGAAGAAACTGTTTCGACCGGAGAAAGCGGCGACAGGTCCAGCAATTCCGGAGTTGACACCGCAGTAGCTTTTGTGCTGCAGAGCTACCCGGCTTACCGGATAGAGGACTTCTACACGAAGTCCTATCGAGAGGGGGGCGTGACCTATGAGCAGTTTCTTTTCCTCCATAAAGCCGCCGACGACCAACTGTACGGGCGCAACCGATTCATGGCCGCCATTCACGGGATCGATATTGACACCCCAGCAGCAGAGAAACCTGTTGGTGGTCCTCCCCGGGTTGCAACCAAAAGAGCAGGCTCCAAGATGCTGTTTGGAGATCCGGCGGAGTATACACACCTATCAGAACAGGAACGTGCCGAGTTGACCCAGAATATGCTGAAACACTGGAAGCCGCTGGGGAGTAAAATGTTGGAGCCGAAGAAACCAGAGTATCACACTTAAGGAATCCGCATGGGCGAGCAATCAGCAGTATTAGGGTTGGGGTCGAAGATTGAAGCCGGCACCAAACAGGCCTTCTCTACAATAGCCGACGGGTTCCGCCAGATCGCCAAGGCCATGTCAGACTCCGCCGCAGCAATGCGGAAAGTTGGGCAGGAGGCGCCAGCCAAGATCTTTGAGGACACCGCCAAGAGCATCAATAAACTCACCTCCGGGCTGGACAAGCAAGTAGCCTCGACGAAAATGCTGTCGAAAGCCCAAGTGGAGGGGCGGGCAGTGGTTGAGGCTGGCGCTGCCGCTCAGGAAAAGGCTGCATCTAAATTGGCGAAGGCCAATGCCGAACTTGAAAAGACACCGCTGATATCTGCCAAGGCAGCAGCCCAGCTTGACGTGCTGAAGACGAAGTTCCACGATGTGTTGAACGCCCCCGGGTCTGCAGGGAAATCCGCCAATACGCTGCTGTCTTCTTTTCTGACCCCTGGAGTGGGTAAGAACGGGGAGGCCACCTTACCCAAGATCAGTGATGGTGGGCAGACAAAGATTCTGGAGGTGCAGTTGCAACGGCTGCAGGCAAGCTATCGAGAGACGACAGCGGTCGCAACCAAATCCGCGGCTACCTTCCAGAGCCTGAATGCAAAGTTCCCCGGGTTTGAGAAACATATACGTGCCCTAGACAAGACCAATCTCTCCTATCAGGAACAGATCAATGTCCTGAAAAGACTTAAGACAGCAAGAGCAGAAGAAGAAGCGAAACAACGGCAGGCGAATAAGGAGTTAATTAAAACGGCGGCTCTGAACGAAAAAGCATCAGCAAGCGTCAACAAATTAGCGAGAGATTACAGTAGGCTACTCGCCTCTAAGGGGGCTACTGGAGCGAACGCCAGAAATCTCTTTGCACAGTTTGTACCCCAAGCAAGTGACAGCAAGAAAATTGAGGAGTTGAAAGCTCGGCTGGCTGAACTTCAGAAAAAGTTTGGGGAAGTAACGACAGCAGCAACCAAATCAGCTGCAGCCTTCCAGAGCTTGAATGCGAAGTTCCCCCAGTACGGGAAACAAATTGCCGCGCTTCAAAAAACCAATCTCTCCTATCAAGAACAGATCAATGTCCTGAAAAGGCTGGACGAGGCCAAGAAGAGAGAAGCCCAGTCCTCCGTGGATTACAGTAGGCAGTCAGAGGGTATCCAGCGCCTCAGGAAACAATACGCCGACCTCCGCCTCAGCACCGATCGGTATGGCCAGGCCGCCAACAAGATCCTCGGAAACATCCGAGCCCACAATATCGAGATAGGGAAGGCCGGGGCCGCTTTAGGGGTCCTGCAGCGCCAGCAGAGAATAGCCGAGAGGGGGTTCACCACACTCGGCGGAGCTGTCAACCTGGTCATAACCAAACTTCGTTCCTACGCCGGCTACCTCGTAGCCTCGTCAGCCATCTTCACTTTTATCGCCGGTATCAGGACGGCGGTGTCGACAGTCGCCACTTACGACCAGTCCCTGAAGGACCTCCAGGCCATTACAGGAGCGACAAACGCTGATCTGACGTTGATGGCGGACACGATGAAAAAGGTGGCCTCCGATACCAAATTCTCGGCAGCAGAGACTGCCGAAGGGATGAAGCTTCTTGGCCAGGCCGGTCTGGATGCCAAGGAGACCGTAGCTGCAATCCCCGGGGTCACCAACCTTGCTACCGGTACCATGACGGATCTGGCTACGGTAGTGGATCTGACGTCAACTACTTTGCGGGCTTTTGGCCTTGCCGCTAAGGACACCGGCTACATCACCGACGTCTTCGCCAACGCCGTCAATAAATCTAAGCTGACGATCGAGGATATTAAGACAGCCTTTAACTACATCGCTCCCGCGGCCCACAACGCCGGCATGTCTTTGGACGAAACCGCCCGGGTGATGATGGTCTTGCGCGACAACGGTTTGAAGGCCAGCTCCATGGCCACGGGCTTCCGCCGGATCCTGGCCAAGCTGGCCATCCCGACGGAGAGCTTTAAGAAAAACGTTAAGGCTGCCGGATTGACTCTGGCTGATTTTGATGTGAACTCGCAAGGGATCTCCAGGGTACTCCACAACTTATCCAAGGTCGTGACCACCAACAAGGAGGCCTTCGCTGACTTCGGGGTTTACGGCTCTGCTGCGGTTACCGCCCTGATCAAGGATGTTGATAAATTTGATCTACTCGGCGCTTCCATAGGCCGATCGGGATCCGCGGCGGAGATGGCGCAGATCCAGTTACAGGGTCTGCAGTTGATGTTCAAGAACCTTCAGGATAAGGTCAAAAACCTGTGGATCGCCATGGGCGAGGGCGGCCTCACCGGTGTATTGAAGGCCATGGTCAATGTCGCCAGGGGCGCCGTGGACGTACTTACAGACTTAGCCAGTAATGGAGTCGTCAGATTTGCCGTGCAGGCGACACTGGCCGCTGCCGCCGCCCACGGCCTGGTCCTGGCTTTTCAGTGGTTCAAAGGCGCCACCTTTATTACCTCAGCGTTGTCTTCAATATCCCTGGGCTTGGCTGCGGTCCAAGTGGCGATGGGTAGTACGACTACCAGTACCATCGCTTTGACTATGGCGCTGAACAGCCTGAAGGCCGGTTTCATGACCTTTCTGCCTACAGCGATTGTTGCCGCGATCGGGTACGTCATTTATGAAGTGACCACCTATACCCAGGCTTTGAAGGACAACGCCGTTGAGATCCGAGCCGTCACCTCACAGGTTGAGGACCAGATAGTAAAGCTGAATGCAGCTGAGCGGGTATTTAAGAAAAACACAGCTACCCAGAATGCCCAATCTGAAACTCTGGAAAAACTGATTGCTGACTACCCCAGATTCGCTACCGCCCTACGCACTGCCATGGGCGACGGGGAGGATCTGGCCAGAGTCTTGGGCGAGATCCGGAAGGAACAGGAAGCCCTCCTCCAGCAGAAGTTGGGTGAGGCGATGGCCAACACCAGTAAACTGCTGATCGACAACAGCTTGGCGGCTTCAAAATATGAGTGGAGCCTCCGGGAACTTATCCAGTCTCAAGCCGCCGAGGACGAGACTCGGAAGCAGTTCAGTGAGAATAACGCGAAATATACCGAGCAGTACATCCGGGACGGTAAGGCAAAAAAGCTTACGGATAAGCAGATAGTTGCCTCTTTCCGGGAGGCCATGCGCGGTAAGTTCCTCTCCTCCAATGAAGTGGATAAGATGGTCGCGGGCCTCGAAGCAGCGCTGAAGTCGATGGAGGACCCGGCGTATCAGGCGATGGTCAAAGTAGGCAAGGCAGGCGCTGCCGGTATAATCGATGGCTTAGAGCTGGCTGAGGAGTTTGACAAATCCATAGCCACTATAGACTTCAAATCTTCCAACCAAAAACTGGAAAAGGGGCTTGCTGAAAGACTCTATGCTATTTCCGTGGCTGAGGCCAAAGGCACCGTCGCCCATGAAGAAGCGGAACTCACAAAGCTCAATGCCACAATCAAAGCCTACGACGAGATGGTTGAAGTGGCCAAGGCTTACGTCAAGGCTGCGGATGCGGGTGGGACCCCGGAGCAGCAGACAGAAGCACAGACCATGGTTAACGCCGCAGTTGAAAAGGCCAACCAAGTCAGGCTCCAGAAGCTGGAGGTATTTGGGCAAAAACGTATTGCTATTGAAGAGAAGCTCTCGTCTTGGCAGGAGAAGAGAATTGCCGAGGAGGCCAAGCACGACGACAAGGTGCTTGAAAATAGGAAAGGGACAGCGGACAAGCTGGCTGCCCTGGAGAAGGCCTCCGGTTTGATGGCCAAGAGTGTGGCCCAGGATGTCCTGGACTTTCGGGAAGAGCAGTCAAAGGAACTTGTCGAGCTGGAGGAAGAGGCCACTACCAAGATTGTCGAGATCGCTCGCGACGCCAAGGACAAGCGGATAGAGGCGGATAAGGATTACGAGGATAAAAGAGCCGAGCTGGTCAAGGCCAGGGTAGAGATTGAGCGGTCGGCGGCGGCAGACATAACCGGGCTGCAAGACTCTCTTCAGGACAAGATTACTAATATCAGGATGAAGGGTCTCGAGGGCCAAGCCAAGGAAAGCGCGTTGGCATCCGCGGCTGCCGAGCGGCTCGCCGCCGGGCAGCAGGCGCTTGCCGAGGCCAAGGCCAAGAACGACAAGGAGGCTATAGACCGGGCCAAAGAACTTATAGAGTCAGCTGGCGGCTACTACGACCAGTTGGAGAACCCAACCAGCGCTATCTCTGGTCTGCAGCAGGTAACAGACGCCTTGATCGAGGCCAGGAAAGCCCAAGAGCAGGTAGAGCTTGCTGAGAATCAGAGTAAGCTGGCTAAGGAAAAAGCGCTTCATCGAGACAAAATTAACGAGATCAATAAGTTAGAGGACGAAGCTCTCAAGAAGAACCAGGACAGGTTCACAGCCCGGGTTGACGCTGTTAACAATTATTATGCAGCCGCTATGGCGAAAGAGCAGGCTCGGCACAATGCTGAGATGCAGCACATTGATAGTGAGATCGCCAAGCTCAAGGAAAAGGCCGCGGCGATCGCCAACCAGCAATCCGCTGTGATCAACAGCCCGGCGCCGAGTGGCGGTTCAGACAACTCCGGAGGCGGCATCTCTCCTGATTTTAATTGGGAGCAGTACGAGCGAGATGTTGGTATAGCCACAGCCAAGGGCATCCAGAAGGGAGTTACTGACGGCACTACCATGTCGGCGGAAGAGATCAAAAAGGCAGTAAGCGACCAGGTTGCCGCCGGCACCCGGGAGGGATTGTTTGACGGGGTGAAGGTCGATGGGGTGCCTCTTGAAGAATGGAAGGCGCAAGGACGGGAACAGGGTGCGGTCATGGGTCAAGCCACCACCGAGGCCGTCGCCCAGGAGATGAAGGACTTCGATATAACCGAGAATCTCGAGGGTGCCCCGGTGAGTGTGGTTATAAGCCCGGCTACCAAGAAGGAAGTTGAGCCGTTACTGGATAGTATTCGAGAGGCCCTAGACAAATACCCCGGGGAGCCGTCTCTTGATTTCACGAAAGCTGAGAAAATGATTCGCGAGTTTGTCCGGGACGCACAGCGCCGTTACACAATTGAGATCCCGGTAACCACTACCCAGGGTAAGGCTGCTGGCGGGCAGACCTATGCGATGGCCGGCGGCGGCAGGATCCCGGGCACGAAGTCCCCGAAGGATAAGGTGAAGGTGTTGTCGCGGCCGGGTGAGTGGTGGATACCGGATGAGCAATCCACATATTGGGCCAGAAACTTGGGCGATTGGTTTATGAACGCGGTCCACAAGCCCATGAGCCAAGCAGGCCAGTACCTCAAGAATTCAGTGTTGAAGGGGCCCACCTCCCGGGCAGTGCCGATTCCGGTGCCTGCGCAGTCGGGGATAAACACAAATGTATTGTCTTCATTAAATAATTTAGGTACATTGGATGCCAGAATTGGGGACCAGGTTTCTCGAGTGGTTGATGCCCTGGCCTCCGCTACTTCTGGCGGCGATACCTACCAGCTCCATTTCAGCTATTCTGGAGCAGCGTCCCAGGCTTCAGCAAAAACCTTGGCGAAGTCGGTCATGAATGAATTTATGAAGATGCATAAAGGGCGCTCATGATAATACCGCTGACTGATGGGATCGTTACCGTAAATCTTCATCACATCATTTGGACCAACCGCAGCCAAGACAGGGCTCGGGGTAGTGAACGGGCAACTTTTGGCCGTTTGGTGGTTCAGCGCCTGGCAGGCCCAACAAACCAGGATATTATCCTGGAAGCCAAGGTCGATGGCAACCGCCTGTCAGGGTGGTTCCTGTGGTCTCAGGTAGCACAGCTCGCAGCCTGGCGGGATGATGGTTCAATCCTCACACTTACCTACGATACGGAAACCCGTTCCGTAATGATCCCCTTGGGCGGCCTCAGCATTGAGCCGTTACGTCAATACTCGAAAACCCCTGCCGGCGATGAGATATGCGCCGGCACCTTGACCCTGAAAGAGGTATAGCATGCTATCAACTGATATTAAATGGTTTCGTCCGCTGGCCAATGGTCGGTGCGGGGCAACTGTCATCACCTCCGGAGTGGTGCAGAACGTTTTTCCCCATGTCACTAGTGCCCAGCGTGCGGCGGGGTTAGACACCTATAAAAAAACCTTTGCCGGTTTGACCAATACCGACAACCTTCCCCTGCTCGATCCGGAAGACTACCACGACGCGCCGACGATTTCACCTGACGATTATGTGGTGAAGTGGCTCTCCGGACAACGTACCACCGAGGCTGGGCTGGAGGCGGAGATAGCCACGGCCGACCTAGTCGGGACTGCCTACCTGAAAAACAACATCGCCATCGGCGCTTTGACCTTTGTGGTCACGGTGAAAAATGCCGCGCTCTTGCCCGGCGGTGCGAAAGACATCTTTAAGGACGGCTATAAAATTAAGGTCTGCAGCCATACGTCGGCCACGGCGACAAATGGCGCGGAGGAGGTAAAAACCATCTCCGGCACGCCAACCTATGTCGGCCTGGATGTAACCATCACTGTTACTGAGGAGTTTGTCACCGCCTTTACCGCCTCGACGCCGCCGTACACTCAGGCCTCGGTGCGGGTCAGCTCGTTGCTGGAGCCTGGCGACGTGCAGCCGAGCAACACCGCTCCGTTCAAGACCTCCACCGCCGGGACCATCGATGCCGGATCGTATCCGCTCATCCTCGACAACCAGGGCACGGTTGACGAGGACATTGCCCTCACTTTTACCGATGCTACACATTTTACTGCTACCGGAGATTCCATTGCCGGCACGTTGGGGTCTGGAGACACCGGCACGGACTTTGCCCCGTCTAATCCCGATTTCACCAGGCCGTATTTCACTATCGAGGCGGGATTCTGGGGCGGCACCTGGCAGGCAGGCGACACCGTGACCTTTACCACTCACCCTGCCCGCATTCCGCAGGGGCAGTGCCGGATTGTCCCGGCAGGTTCGGCCTCGCTCGCTAATAACAAATGCACTCAAGTTTTGGCTGGCGAGGCGGCAAGCTAATGTCAGAGTTTTTGCCATTTCGCATAACTCGAAGTCTTGCTAGATCGGAGACGAAGAATCGAATCCTCCTCGAACAGGAACGTTGGGACCCGTATATCGGGATGCTGACCAAAGGGGGTGTGGTCGCCTATTTGCACGGGTTGCTGTTTGGTGAGGAAAGTGGAGTTGAGAAAAGGTGTGGGGTTGATGAGGAGGGCAATGTCTCCAGCGATATCTTCGCCTATCCAGATCCTCCGGATCTCGGGTACCACCTTGGGATCAGTCACGGAGTGTTGGGGCCGAGGGTTATCACCGACCTGGTCTATGCCGAGCTGCTACAGATTCAGGGCGTAACCGAGCCTGCGCTTCGCTACCCTACCAGGGAGATTCTTTCCGCGGAGTGGGTGACCGACGCCTTCGCCGTTGACGGTGAAGCGTTGCCCCGGCCGGTAGTGAGTATTACTGATGGCCGGGTCCGGATTGCGCAGGCCGTATACGGCACCATGCTGGTTATATATCGAGTTGTTCGGCATAGCTATGCGGCGACCATCTCTCCCCGGCCGGAGGCGGCTGAAAATAGGTACCAGAGTTATATCTATGCCGTATGGCCTGGCGGTACCAACTATTGTGCGTATGAGCTGCCGCCGGCTGTCGAGAACGGCGGGCGCTGCAACCTGAACGGCGACGATGTGGACATCGACAGCCCGGATGGCTGCAGGCCGCCATCCGTGCGACCTGAGGATCTGCATTATGATGTCGACTATTGCGACGGGACGGTATCATGAGCGAATACGCATCTCTGCGCATCACCAGATCTGCAGGCCAAGGTACTGCCGGCAATCTATGGGTACGGCTGGAACAGATTGTGCCGGCCAAAACCCAGCGTTATGCAAGCCTGGCCGATCTATACCGCTCTTGGATGTATGCCGCCTCCGGAAAGTCGGCAAGTCGGGTGAGGATGTCAGGTTGCCCTGTTGAATTTGACGGAACAGTTGTCCGTTTTTTCCTTGGTTTTTATGCCTGGCCATCAGATCCAGAATTGCCGTACCAATTGACCACCACTATCGGCCAGGTCGGACCGCAGCAACTGGTTGAGCTGCCCCGCGAGTTTTCCGCTTTTGCGAATAACGCCACGATCATCGACCTGGAATGCTATATGGTGGACGTGACGGTGGTGTGGGAAACACCGGTTTATGATCGATACGGCGAGCAGATCGAGGAGCCGGAGGTTGTCAACATGGGCAACCATCTTAAGCTGAGCCATGAGATCTTCGGGGCGTTGCGCATCTCCGGCAAAGCGGTGGGCGGTTACCATGTTCTGGCGGTTGAGGTTGACAAGGGCCTGTGGAATGAGCCGAACGCGCCGGCTCCTGAGCAGGTTCAGGGGGACAAAACCTTTATCAACCAACTGCCGGAAAACACCACCAACAGTAATAAGATATCCAATATCGAGGCCACTGTTACCGCCTTCTGGCTGGGGGTAAAAAACAATAACACCGACACGGACCAACTCCGTCTGGAAGTGCCGCAGTGCGTGCTGGATATACTCAACTGGTGTCCCGGCAATCCCCTTTTTGTTTTGGATTGGTGTCATGAGGTGAGCAGCACCCAGGTGTATTACTCCACCTGTACCGGGGAAGTGCTGAAGGTTTGTAACGGTCTCGATCCGCAGCGGTATTGCACCCGGGTTGAGTTGCAGCAAGATCCTGGTCCGTGGTTGAGGGGGTTATTATGAGCGGGTTTATGTCGCTGCGCATCGAGCGCGCCTCTGACGTGCCGGACTCTGCGGTCAATCCGTCGTATTGGCTGCGGATAGAGCAGGAACGGGAGGATGACCTGGCCACCACCGGGGACGTGGCAGAGGTGGCGGACGCGCTCTATGATATTGATCCCTGTATCGTAATTGAAGATGAGAATAGCGCGGAACCAGAGGAAGAAACAGCGGCCGGGCCTGACGAAGAGAAATTGCTCAGCGCCGCCAGGGAGGTGTTTGGCGATGGTCTGCTGGCCTGTCGCAGGGCCTTGTCCGGCGACTACACCGCGACCGCCCGCCTGTATCGTAGCCATCCCGCAGAGGGTTATCGGCTGGTGTTATCGGCTGGTGAAGTGGTGCAGACCGTGGTTGCCTCGGAGCAGCTCAGCCTCAACATCGACATCAAGGGCGACACGTCTGTTGAATTGGAATATCCGGTTGACGGCCCCTTTGCCGCCGGCTGGCTCGGGTTGGTGATCGGCGCATCAGGTATTGTTGAGGCTCCGGAAATAAAGCGGTCTGGCAATACTCTGTATTGGACGGAATCGGTTACTGGAACCATCAGGGTTGAGTTTGCCACCCAGTACGATTTGATCACCTTTGAAATTCCCGGCATCCCCAACTCTCCGGGGTCGGAGTTGGGGATGCCGCAGGATGTTAAGCTTTTGGCGTTTTACCATATGATGGTGTTTCAAGGCGACATCCAGGCACCGGCCGGAGACGACACTATCACTGCCGATTATCTACTGCGGCTGTGTGGATATATGGAAGACGGTGGGGTTGGTACTACTGATGATGATGATGATGATGATGACGAAGGTCCCCTGCCGGAACCTCCGCCGCCCCCGGAGTATGGCTGTCAACGATGGGATGATAAGTTGGCCTCACAGGAAACATATAAGGCTATTTGCTGCCATTACGACCCTACACCGCCCCCGCCATCTTGCCTGGAGTGGACTGAGCCAAACCCTGGCGGGAAAAGTCTGCCGCAAGAGGTGATAGATAAGTATTTGGCTATTAATCCGAATACGTCATTTCACCCTGTGGCACCTAGTGGTGCTGAAGGCTGCGGGACTGTTTATTATCATTTACGAGTCGATCGTAAGGCCTGTTGTGATGATATACCACCCCTTGAAGCGCATCCAGACAATCCTACATCTATTTCCGCAGGCGGTTCAGTTTTGCTGAAAACATCTGGAGGGGATGGATCAAAGGTTGGGTCGTGGGTCTGGACCGCAAGTGCTGCCCTTAGGTTTGTTAATGGCAGTAATGTTATTCGCGGGGGGGCGGAACAGTGGGTGTTTGCCGCTTCTGGTGCCTGTGCAAATAACATGGTGAGATTGGCTGACGGCTGCAGCGTGCTGACGATGCCGTTAAGTGGCGATGCTGTCCCTTTAGAAATAACAAACTGTGAGTCGATGGTCGTGGCCCCTGGGGGGTATGTGGTGGTCTACCACACCGGAGGTGTCGCGCCGTATACGTACAGCTCAGACACTCTGATTAACGCCGGCGGGGGCTTGTTTTATGTGCCGCTGGATGCTTGTGGCCAAGCTACGGTGGCGGTCAGCGACTCTTGCGCTGATGTGGCAACGTGCCAGGTAAAAATCACGGTAGGAAAATGGGAAACGGTGGGCCCCGAGGCTGGTCAAGAGTGCGCACCGGTGGCCGGCTGGAGTACGGCTAATAGCGTCCTCGTGTACCAGTCGATCTATAATAACAGATTTGTTTATCGCACCTTAACGAATGTGCTGGATATAATATCCGACGTGCGGACCACCACGCTGAATCCGGCGGCACCGTGCGATATGTGCCCATGTGGCACCGACCACGGCAGTTTGCACAAGCCCTGTGATCATCCATTTGTGGGCGAACTAATAAACGGATACTGCCTGCGGCCAGGAAACGATCCTATCGGGATGGCTGAATTTTTACAATTTGTAGCTGAGTGGGTGTGCCCATGACCGATAAACCAGACAAACTGGCGGCTGATTTTTTACGACCATTCAGTGAGCAGCAAAAAGTTATGTTGCTCACTTTGGCAATAGAGGCTGACACTTTCGGCCTGAATATGAATGATATAGTGGTCATATTGCAGAAAGACTTTGAGAGCAGGGCTCATTTGACCGAAACCGCCCTCCCTCCCCGGAAGAAAGCACCTCCAGTTCTGACATGCCATGAGTGTGGGTCTCTCTTGATATTACGACCAGTTAATATTTCCCGCTGCACCAATATTGGCGGCAATTGGAAAACCTCACTTGAATGCGGCAACCGTGCCTGCATGTACACCTCCTTGAGCATTAAATCCGTGACGGAGCTGCAGAGATGACACTGGATACGTGGACACTTGGCAAATCGACGCATCGTAAGAGTCTCGACGGTCTAATTTTGTGGAACAGTGCCTCAGACATAGGTTCGAGTCAATCTACCCTGGGCCATTCCGCGGGAAAATGGTATGTCGAGATACAGCCTATTGGTGCCATTGACTCTAATTCTGTCATCGGTTTTGCCACTCCAGCATTATCCCCTGATAGTTTTCCAGGCCAGGCAGGAGATTCGAGTTCTGCCAGTTGGGCCAGTGGTGGTAACGCTTTTCCTTCTGGTATCGCTATCACTTTAGGGGGGTGGGTAGCTGGAGATATCCTCGGTTTTGCCGTCGATGCTGACACAGGGAAAATATGGGGAAGGAAAAATGGGGGTGCCTGGGCAAATAGCGGGGATCCAACGGCCGGCATAAATCAGATAATGACCATGGCGGCGGGGGAACTGCATGTTGCGGCGATGCCGTATGTCAGTGGATCAGAGACTGCGATGGCATACAAGATCCTATCTGGTTCGGATAATCAACTTTATGCCGCACCTACGGATTTTGTGCCGTGGTCTGATGCACCAGCGCCGCCAACCAGTGCTGTCAGGGCTTGTTTGGAAATGCCATACGGTATGTTGTTAAATATAAATAGAACCATTCTCGAACAACAATACGCCTTCACGTCTAGTTTTGTCGCACAACTTGATCAAATTTACGGTTTACGGTTATTGGCAGCTTTTACTCAATATTATGGGGATGCTCCAAATCTCCGCGCAATCCTTGATCAACGATATGCAGGCGCCGCCAAGATCCGCCGGAACCTCGACCAGCTCTACGGCAACACCCCACGCTACCGCGCAGCCCTTAACCAGCTCTACAATCTGCACGCCGGCCTACGCCAAGCCCTGGACCAAAATTACTCGATATCCGAAGGCAAAGTCCGGGCTGTCCTCGACCAGCTCAATGACCTGCAGGACAAAGACCTGGTCCGCCAGGTCCTGGATATGCTTTATGTCATCGCCGCCGGCGAGGCTTTGGTGCAGAGATTTGATATCACTGTTAAGTGCGACGGCAAAGCCCATACATACTACGCCAACATCAATATTGAGCAGGACCGCGGACAATATTTTATTGCCGGAGAGCTACAGCTCTATGACGAGACGGAGTACCTCGACTACAAGAAGTACAGCTCGGAGGTGGTGCTCACCGTCGATGGCTGGCAGTGTCACCTGATGCCGGAGGTGCCCCGGGAGACCAGGCAGCCCGGGTTGACCACCTATGTGGTGCCGCTAGTGAGTCGAACCAAACTGCTCGATACGCCGCATAGCCGGCTGGCCGCGGGAGAATTGTCCGGCATGGCCTCGGCCCTGGTCGCGACCCTGGCGGCGCCGTTTACTGTTTCCTGGCGGCTGGTCGACTGGTTTATTTCGCCCGGGCGTCTGGCCGTGAACGAGGGCGACGCCGCGATCGGTGTTATCCGCCGGATTGTTGAGGCTGTCGGCGGCGTGATCCAAACTGATCCGGAGAATATGTTGGTCTGTGAGCCGGAGTACCCGGTCTCGGTCAACCAGTGGGCCGAGGCGGAGCCCGACTATCACCTGACTGACCAGGATGACTTTTTTCAGATCGATGGCGCTCCCGAATCGCGGCCTGGCTACAACATTTTCATGGTGTCCGACCAGCAGCTGTCTGGGGATGGGTTGAGGATGGAGTCGTCGACCATAGGCCCGTGGGAGGGCGAGTACCAGGTCTATCAGGTGCCATGGGATGAGAGATACAAAATTGCCCTCGACCACTCTGGTGCCCCCGCCCGGGTCATGGTAATCGACCAAGGTATAAAGGAAGAAACGATAACGTCTGAGCGTATTGAGGTTGTCGGCGGCGCGGGACAAACCGCAAAGCCATATTACGGGGAGGTTTTCCACGACTACAATGAGACCGATTTAGGGGCAGTCACAGTCAAGGAAGATGGTACCGTGACCACGGCTACGGCTGGTAACTCTTTGTTGTACCTCACCTATGTGACTAAATATTGGCGGTTTTCTGTTTTTGATTACACTGCTGAAGACGTACAATTCTTTCCGAGGTTGGTTCTATTATGAGTGATACCCTGACATCCGTCTATACTTTTGGTCAAGGTAATTCTTCTGATTCCTTACATACTGAGATTGACGGCCAGATGCACCTTGACGCCGAGGGAGAAGAGCGGTCGTCGTTTGCGCCTGGGGATGTCGTGTATTTCCTGCTGCACTACGACCCAGCAAAAATAAGAGTCCTCGGACTACGCGCTACCGACGACGGCGACATCCAGTTGGTAGGCCCCGTGGTACGGACTAGGAAGGAAGAGCTGTCTTTCCAGCACCCCGCCCACCTTCTGGACCTTGGTTACATTCCCGCCGGGGCGTTATCCGCGGAATGGTTCGGGCGCTCGAGTAACCTTTTCTTAGATGGCCGGCAGGTTCAGGCTGATCTGGCTCCGTGCCTGGGCGAGGTATCCTATCCTGTCAACTTTGTCCAGTACTCCCACCGCCCGGCCGTAGCAGCGATCACGGACGGGGAGGACTTTCCGACTGATATCGTCATTGAGTATGAGGAGATAAACTAATGCGGATTACCGTCCAGCGGCAGCCCGCCGACTTCCAAGGGCCAGATATACTCGACGAGTTGCTCACGACGGATCAGGCGGGCGTAGCCCGAGCGCGGCGGGAGATCGACTACAACGGCACAGACCGGGACCTGATCGCTTGCCAGTGCCCGGCCCACACATACATGCCGACGGGGAGCCTTGCCAGCATTACTGAGAGCCACCGCCGCTGGCCTGGGATAATACGCTACTGGTCTCTAACCCTGACCGTGGATGACAGCGGAGAGCGTTTCACCGCGGATACCCGCCTGACTGTGGAGAAGGAACTATGAAAGACGCGTTGAAGAGGCTGTTTGAAAATACGGCCCCGAGAACCCAATATTTAATAGTGTCGAAACGACTATCGGCAACCCGCTACGAACTGGTAGACGACACGGGCCAGGTGTCTTATGCGGAGTCGGTCAACTTCTACCCTGTTGGTACTCCCGTGGTTGTTCGTGACAAGGAGGTTGTTCATGCAGGCGGACGGGAGGGTAAACCGAGAGTTTACGAGGTTTAATCCTTTGATAACAAAACAATTAGTTTACTCGTTAGCCTAACTATGGTAGCGTTGTGCAACAACTATCCGGAGGTATTCTATGAGCTTGCCCGACCCTTTGATTGTCCCCACCCAAGACGAGGTCGCCCTCGACCCCATGCTTATCCGCGACCGTGTGGTTACTTTCCAAATTATCGGCACCTTACAAGGTGAAGAGTCTATTGTATTCGAGGTCGAGGACCCCGCCGCCGTCGGCGGCTGGCGCACCGCCAGTATAGACGGGGAAGCGTTGAAGATATACCTCGGCCACGACCAAGTCACCTTTTACTCCCCTGCATATATCCGCCCACACAAATCAGAAACGACAGCAGACTGCGGCCTTAGAGTCGTCACCTCCGGGGTGTGACAATGGGCGCCTTCTCGCCAGTAGGTAGAACAGCTGGAGTTCCGACTAAACGTCCTAATACTGGTCGCCACCGCACTCCTGGCCTCCGCCTCAACGCCGAACCCCTCGCACAAGTCGAATCCCGCTGGTTTTATCCCAGAATTACAGCAGGACAGGACTACACCATCCCGGCTAACTCCGCGTTGTCGTTTGACGGCACCACCTGGCTGACTGCTGGTGATCGAGTCTGGCCTGCGTCGAAGAAGTGCAAGGTGCGGGCTACGGCTTCACCTGGACCCGATGTGGTGCTGACCTTCAACCTTGTATTTAACGGCGTGACCGTGCCGTGGATATTGAGCACTGGCGGAGTTGATGGGTTGGTTGGTGAGGGGTTGGCGTTTCTGGCTTTGGCTGCTGATGGCTGGGTTGATGTTATCGGCTTATCAGTCGCGGACTATGACCGTGTAGAGCCTACTTTACGACCGATATTTTTCATTGACAAAATTACACTGAGGCCAACCGCCGACGCCATCGACCTAGCATTGGCAAGCCCGCTGTTAAATACTTGGTCAATGCTGGGGACAGAATCAGAGGATAGGCTGTTGCTTTACGTCTACGATACGCCAGAGAGTATCATAAGTAAAGCATTCCAGTATGTTAAAGAGGTAGATATCTGGAACGGGTTTATGGCAACTGCCAACCGTTTCGAGGACGGATCAATTTATCAGTTTGAGGATGGTTCAGTGTTCAGTGATTGGACACTATAACCTTTCAATAAAGGAATGAAATAAATGTCAAAATTATCAGAATATACCGAATTAACTGATGCGACGAAAATAGCCAACGCTCGAATGCACGTAATCGATCCTTCAGATACCACAATGGGGCCTGAGGGGTCGAGTAAAAGCGTTGCTGTGGGTTCGTTATTGCCATCTGCTGGCCTCGACCTTCACGGCGTGGGCAAAATCCGGCTCAAAGGTCATCACCTTGCAGTGCAAGTTGCAGGCCACGAATACGAGTCTATCCTTCCTGGAACCCCATGGACCACTGCAGGTGGCAACGGCACGGTCTACATGCCAAAAATGGGGCCGCTCGAAAAGCGGGTTGTTACCCATGGCAACGCTGGAGACAAGAGCGGCCTGATTGATGGTACGTGGGGAGTACCTGTCGATGGTGCTGCTCCGTTGGTGGTGCAAGATTTCACGCACCTTCTTGAAACCAGTTCATACCGATATCTGGCAGTGCCTGCCGTAACGTACATACTGCAAAGGATTTATTATCACCTCGGGATGACTCTTGCGGAAGTGCAGGCCCACGCCGGTGTCAGAGTCAGGGCATACTATGGCAACATCCAGCTTACCGCTCTGGAGGCTGACGAGACTGCTGGAACTGGACTCTATGATGATATTAAATTCTACGATAAATTGAAAACTCCCGCCGATATGGATGCAGAAGACTTGTCTATATATACCCAACGGCAGGAACTTTTCATCAATGTAGATGAGGCCGATTACCCTGAAGGCGAGGCAATGACCTGGTGGATTAAGACGATTGATCCAGCTGAGACCTTCAAAATTTATACCAACCAGGACGAGACTCTACCGTGGCGGGCGATTGATGTGATCACCGAGGAGCATATTGCCCTGACTCCTACGCAGTTGATCTTTCCGGCGATCAACGTGACGGCTCCGGCAGATAACTCGGTTGGGCAGTCGTTGACGCCGACGATTACGAGTGCTAAGGGAGAGACCCAAGGATATCTAGTATGTCTGAAAACAACCGGCCAGGCTGGCCTTGGGGCCAATTCAGATATCACTTTTGACAGTATGTCTGGTAATCTAGGGTTCACGTCGCCTTATGTAACCTTGAAGGCTGGAGTTACATATAGGCTGTCTGCTGGCATTGGCGCGACTTTTACAGATGTAGCTGCCGATATAAACTATAAATTCGTTAACTCATCTAACGTTGCTTTACCTAATTCAGGGGCAGGTCATTTAGTTTCTGTTGGTAATGCCAATGGGTATGCATTTGAGGGGACGGCTTTAGCAATCTATACTCCCGCCGTGGATACCCAAGTTAAACTGCGTTGTACTTTCATAAGCGGCGGCACATTTACCGCGCGTTCTGACGGCACTTGGATGTCGATAGAGGAGGTTACCAGTAAGAAGTTGGACTACGACATAGCAAAATCTAGGGTTCGACTTATCCGGGCTGAAACCCATATGGCAGTTATAGATGAAACGGTTGATGGCCTGTCCTATACCGTGCCCACGGAGAAAAAACTCTCAGGAGCTACGGATTACCTATTGACCGTGGATCATCTCAACTCTGATCATATCCCGGTACAAAGAAGCGCTGTTGTGCATTTCAAGACCGCTTTCAATATTGAAGTAGCCATCAATACCAGCGTTGTTAGAAACGGCGTGACTCTGAACCTGGCTGCCGGTGATTTGATCGAACTGAACGTAGGTGAGTCCCTGAACTCCGTAGGCTATCAATTCCATGTTTCTAATCAATCACTGGTATTCCCCGCAGCAGCCTACCAGTCTGAAGGGTTCAGGTTCAGGGATACGATAGGTACCGAACTGAACTTCATGGTTTACTCAGTAACAGGGATAGCGCCAAATAGAACCGCCCAATGCTTCATCGAAGTGAACGCTAAGGTGATTTCGGACGCAAAACTTGTATTAGCGGAGGTGGCATAATGGCGAATAATGTAAGTAAGGCGGCAGGATTTTATGACTATAACCCTAATACTGTTCCTGGGTTAGTAGCCCGTTTCAGGCCGGAGGAACTCCCGGCAAGCGGTGCAGTAGCTACATGGACAGCAAACGTGGGGACTAATGCAACTCAGGCAACAGGGGCCTCCCAGCCGGTCATTAGTGCGAATCTTTTGAATGGCTATAAGGGGGTGTACTTTGACGGCAGTAATGACTGGCTCACAACAGGAATACAGAACAGTGCTATATACAGCACATCGTCGGTTATAGCCGTTGTTAGGACTCCATCAGTACACACAGGTAACAACGGGAGGATGTTATGTGTAGCTAGTGGTTCTGGTGTTTCCTATGCTATAAATGGCCCTCTGGCAGATGGTAAAATGAGAGGTCTTAACGCTAGCGTCGCTTGGATGGACCCTAGTAGCAGTGCTCTTGGAGTTGATACTGCTTTTATGCTTGAGTATGTATGGAATGATGCCGCAAATACCATGACATATCATCAAGATGGTAATGCACAAGGTACTGCAACATATACTACAGCGCCGACAGCAACAAATACTGCACTCATGCAGATGTGCAAGGAAAGTGCGGCAACATATTATGGCAACCTAACTATATATGAGATGATGGTATTTAACACCACATTGATCGAGGCTAACCGTGTAGCACTTGAAGGCTTCTTGGCCGATAAGTTTGGGAGAAAAGGTGCATTGCCAAGTACTCACTGGCACAAAAATATTAAGCCGCTCTCAAAAATGCTCTTCTGGGGTTCTGAAGCTTTTGCTTCAGCGGCATAGGGGGGCTGAATGGCAGCCAACGTATCCAAACCTTTAAACTTCTGGTCAGGCTGGAATCCGGGGATGATGACCGGAATGCACATCTACGTAGATGGAACCAACATATCTGCGTCCTCGTGGGCTGCTCAGTATGGCTCGGGATCGTTTGCAAACTACGGCACTACTCCGACGATAGTTCTCATCGGAAGCATCAACGGTAATGCTTTCAATATTTCAAGCAATGCCTCCATGATGACCAAGAACATTGGTGATATTTCCGGCAACGGATTTGCCTACGGCTGCTTGTGTTATTCCAATACGGCTCAGGATTGGAAAAACCCTGTTGCGCTTACTCGGTATTTCGATCCGGCTGATAAGTTTTTTTCAAGGATTGAAACAGGCGGAGGGAACACCACTACATACTCAAATGAAAGCGTATCGATGAGTGGTGTCTCAGGCCATCTCAATGACAGCCAGTGGCACTTTACCTCAGCCCGTGGTGGAGGTGCTAACGGATCTTCATTCATGAAGAATGGCGTTGTTTCTCACGGTGCAGCTTACAACGAGCCAGAGACTTTCAACCGAATGAACCTTGGATGCCACTACAAGAATAGCCGAAATTTTACAGGCGTACTAGCTATGGCCTACTTCTGCACTCAAGACCCTGGCGTATATGACATGATGCGCCTGGATAAATGGGTTGCTGATCGCTTCGGGTTAACTGGAAGGTTGGCAACTTCGCATTGGTTCAAGACTCGACCATTGATGACTAAGCGACTGTTTTGGGGCACAGAGATATTCAAAAATATATGACCCACATAATCAATACCCTGCTCGTCGTGCTGATCATCGAACTGACGGCAGTGCTGTGGCTGATTGGTGGGCCGATGTGATGCTCGGCAGGCGGAGATGGGTGTATGAAAATGTATGAAAATAAGGGTTGATTAACTTCTGTTTTCTTCTCTTAATTCAAGCACTTACTTTATAGATACAGACGATTTTAAGACGTAAGTGTCTAGTTGTCAAGCACTTGGAATTAAAAGGGAAAATGGTTGCTCTGTTTTCATGCTGTGTGTTTCTCGCCGGCCATGGTGAGTGACGGGGAACCGCTACCATTCCTCTTTCCTGTAGTCGATCCAACGTACTTCACGGCCCTGTAGCTTCACCGCGATCTGGTCAGCCTTGCAGCGCCAGCAGATGCGATGAGTGCAGCCTTTTCCGAAATAATTCGTTCCCCATGAATGGATGCAGAAGAATTGCCGAATGATTCTGAATATATTCATTGCTTCCTCCTTTGGGCTCTCCGGCCCTGTGTGGTGATGAGAACCGTTTTTCGCGTCGCTTCGTGCGTTGAAAAATGCCATGGGTTCCCCAGCCGGTTTTTCATTTTTCAATCTATAGAGGTCTGACCGTTGTCAGTCCCTGGGAATTTTTTATTGGTACCCCGAGCCGGAATCGAACCGGCACTGTCCTTCGACAACGTGGGCTTAAGCCACGTGCGTCTCCCAATTCCGCCATCGGGGCAATCCATTATCCATCATCCCCTTCACCGCTTACTGCCAAACTTCTTGATATCATCGACGAGAAACTGATCGGAGAGCGTGGTATAAATCTCCGTCGTCGTCGATACCGTGTGTCCCATCATCCGCTGCAGCGATCTGATACCGATGCCATCCATCGTCGAGTGCGTCCCGAAGGCATGGCGCAGCAGATGCGGATAGAACCGCCTGGTAATCCCGGCCCGCCGCTTCGCCCATTTTATATGGGGCCGCAGGTCAACCAGGGGATTCCCTTTACTCGACGTCCAGAGCAGGCCAGTTGACACCTCCGACAGCCGCCGCCGCAGATAGGGGAATAGGTCGCCGGCAATCGGCACGGCCCGTTCCTTGTTGCCTTTTCCCAGGACAATGAACACGCCGCGGTCGAGGTGGATCCGCTCAACTGTCATCGTCGCCGCCTCGTTCCGCCGCAGTCCGGCATAATACAGGC